GACGATCTCGCAAGCGATTATCCGTTAGCGAGCTATGCGCTTTCATACGAGGCTCGTCTACAAGGCGCGGGTTCGACGGGATTCACTCTCGCCGCAACTGAAAGCGGAAGCGAATACCTGATCGAGATTCCAAGCGCAAACACCGCAAGCTTGACCGCGGGAACTTACAACTGGAACGCGTTCATAACTCAATCGAGCGATAATCAGCGAATCGAGATTGCGTCGGGTATTTGGGAAGTATTGGCGAACCTCGCGGCATCGACCGCCGATCCTCGCGACCATGATGAGAAGATGGTCGATTACTTAAAAGCGACTTTAGAATCGTTGGCGCAAAAGCTTACTGATTCTTATTCGGTTTCTGATCGCTCGAACACGTTAAAAAGCATGGACGACGTTCGAACTCAGCTCGATTTTTACGAGGGCAAAGTGAAATCGAAAATCAACCGAACAAGAGCGGAAGCGGGTCAGCGCACCGATCAAAACATTTTATTACGTTTTAACGGATTTTAAAAATGGCTTGGTACGACCCAAGAACGTGGCGGGAAAACAAACAAATTAAAAAGCCGATTTACGCTCGGTCGTATCAGGCCGCCAAAGCTTCCAGGCTTTTGGCGGACTTTCTTTCGCCTTCGTCAAGTGCTGACAAGGAAATCCGAAACTCGATCCGAACGCTACGGGATCGCGCAAGGGAGCTTTGCCGAAATGAACCCTACGCGCAAAGAGCGCTCCAAATATTCCGCACCAATGTTGTAGGCGAAAACGGACTGCACTTTCAAAGCAAAGCGCGAAACATTCCGCGACCAAATGAAATCCTCGGCGAGCTTGATCAGCAAGGGAACGATATCGTCGAATCACGCTGGCGCGAATGGGGCCGAGCGGGTATCTGCGATGTAACGGGAAAATATTCTTGGATTGATTTACAGAATCTCGTCATTGATGGATTGATTCGAGACGGCGAGGTCTTGATCAAACATATTAAAAACGCGGACAACGATTACGGATACGCGGTTCAATTGATCGAACCGGACTTTCTTGATGAAGAATATAATACAACGAATAAAGACACGGGTAATCGAATCATCATGGGCGTTGAAATCAATAATTTCAATCGCCCAGTAGCCTATCATTTATTTGCTGGCCCATCGCATCCCTACGACGATTTAGGATATGGAATCAATAAGGCTGGACGGATAAGAGTACCCGCCGACGAGATCATTCATATATTCACGCAAGAGCGCTCGCAACAAACTCGCGGCGTTACGCACTACGCTTCGGTTATGGACTCCCAGCATATGCTCAACGGTTATCTGCAAGCGGAGTTGATCGCGGCACGCCTCGCGGCTTCGAAGTCTTTGTTTCTAAGCTCGCCTGACGGGGTCGCATATGACGGAGACGACTTCGCCGATCTTGCGCCCATCATGGACGTTGAACCTGGATCGATTACTCAATTAAAACCTGGAACCGAAATCCAGCCATGGTCGCCTGATCACCCGATGACCGCATTCGCTGATTTCCACAAAGCAGTTTTGCGAGCTATCGCGTCAGGTCTTGGAATCTCGTATGTATCGCTTTCCAATAATCTTGAAGGCGTTTCTTATTCGTCAATTCGTCAAGGCGCAACCGAAGAACGGGATCATTTTCGAACCTTTCAAAAATTCATGATCCAACATTTCGCCGAACCGATTTTCCGCGAGTGGTTATCGATTGGAATCGCCAAAGGCGTTTTACCGTTTCCAGATAATAGATTTGATAAATTTGCAAGCGCCGCCCATTTCAAGGGGCGGGGCTTTTCTCCAATCGATCCGCAAAAAGAAATCAAAGCGTTCGTCGAGGGAATGCAAAACGGGATTTATTCTCCAAGCGATATTCAAAGCCATTTTGGACGCGATGCGGAAGCGGTCTTCTCTCAGATACAAGCGGATCTGAAACTCGCGGAAAAGTTCGGAATTGATATGAACTTGCTCCCGTTGGGGCCGAAACTCCCTGCGACACCGGATACCGATGATTTATAAAGGCGAGGAAATCAATTTGATTCCAACGCAAGCAATGGCAGATCGAGCGCGTCAGGGTCTTGAATGGCGGGAAGATTTTGGACGCGGTGGAACTCGAATCGGAGCAATACGCGCAAATCAGCTTGTCAAGCGTGAAGAATTATCGCCTGACGTAGTTAAGCGGATGCGATCTTTTCATGCTCGCCATGCAGTTGATCTTAAAGTGCCGAAAAATCAACTCGGCAACGAATCCGCCGAAGGTTATCCAGGCGCTGGATTGATTGCGTCAATGCTTTGGGGATATCTCGAGGGACGCGATTTTGCGGAGCGTAAAGTCAAGGAGATGGAAAAGATTGATGAACGCCAACGCCAAGAATATTCCGGTTTTCAAGTCGGCGATTTCGTTAACTGGCGAACCGCAAAAGGTATGTTTCTCGGTCGAATTGTCTCAATACGAACCGAGGGCGAAACGCAAGTCGGTCAGGAAACGATTGAAGCGACCATCGATGATCCGGTCGCACGCATTCGGGTTTATGTTTTGATGAATGGAAATTATGAGGAAACGGATCGAGTTGTCGCGTTTCCTCTTTCCAGATTGAAACCCGCAATCGAACCGCAACAAAGGCAGATACAAAATCAAGCAATCAAGAAAGCGCTTGAAAACAAATTAGAAGAACATCGCGAGAAAGTAGGCGACGACCCGCGGAAACGTACGACTTTGAGGACGCTCGAAACCGTGTTCGAGCGCGGCGTTGCCGCCTACAAAACAAACCCGTCGAGCGTTCGTCCGAATATCGGCAACGCGGAATCGTGGGCATATGCGCGCGTTAATTCATTTCTGTATGTATTGCGAAATCTACGCTTTCGAGGTGGCAAACACGACACCGATCTTTTACCAGAAGCGCATCCTTTAAGCAGTAAAGGCGAGAAAAATATGGATCAATTAGAAATAAAACAGGACGAAATGGGACCGCATACGATGGACCCGAAAAGCCATGTTCAAGAAATGGATGATGGCAAGTTTGGCGTTTATCACATTGACGGAAATCTTGTCGCAACTTTTGACGAAAAAGAAGAAGCCGAACAATTCGCGATTGATAACCACGAAGACTTGATGGAAATGGAAAACGCGTATTTGGACGAAGAAGAGGATGAGCGTTTAGATTCTACGATCCTATATCGATCCGTCAAACTGCGAAAAGATAAAAAAGAAAAGACGCGCTTCAACGTGGCATTCGTCAGCGAGGAACCCGTCTTGCGCGAATTTGGTTACGAAATAATTGATCAGGAAAGAATGGATACTTCTTTCCTGGAATCCGGTCGCGCTCCCGTGCTTTTCATGCACGATGCGGAGCGAGTTCTTGGAGTTGTGGAAAGCGTCAAACGCGACGGCGACTTGAAAAGTCGAGCCGTGATTAGGTTGGGAACGTCCACTCAGCTACAACGCGAAACGCTGGAACAAATCCGAAACGGTATCCTCTCCAATATCTCGATTGGCTATTCGATCAGGTCGATGGAAGAACAAGACGAGAAGATCGAGGGGCGTTCAGTTTACCGCGTAGCAACGCGGATCATGGAGATTTCAGTCGTTTCGGTTCCCGCCGATACTAGCGTCGGAGTGAATCGAGCGAAATTATTACAAGAACCATCAAAACAGGAAGTTTCAAAGATGGAAAATCAAGAAGCAGTCGAGCAAGTTAGCGCTCGCGATATCGAAAAGGCTTTGGCGGAACGCTCAAAGACCAATAAAGAGATCCTCGCTTTGGCGGCGCGTCATAATAAACGGGATTTAGCCGACGAAGCAATCGGACGAAATACTTCTCTCGAAGAGTTCCGCGGAATACTTCTTGAGCATATCGAAAGCAAACCGCTGGATTCAGCCGCTGAACCCGTTCAAAAGCCAGTCGAAGAAAAACGGACTTATAGCTTATTAAGAGCTTTGAACGCCGCAAGCCGTGGCGATTGGTCAGGAGCCGGATTCGAAGCTGAAATGAATCAGGAAGTCGCACTTAAAAGAGGGAAGCAACCTCAAGGATTTTATATCCCCGACTTTGCTTGGAGAGATTACGATCCTGCAATGAAGCGAGAATTAACCGTTGGCACAAATGCGTCCGGTGGATTCTTCGCACCGAGCGTCCAGCTTGCCGATGAGTTCGTCACCGCACTACGCGCCCGAATGGTTCTCCCAGGATTGGGAATGCGCATCATGTCGGGATTGAATACCAAAATTCAAATCCCGAAGATCAGCGCCGGTGCTGCCGCCGCATTCGTTGCGGAGTCTGGAAGCGTATCCGATCAAACGCAAACCACCGCGCAAATCACGATGGTAGGTCGAACGCTTGGCGCTCGCACCGACGTTTCTCGGTTGCTCTTGCTTGAGTCTGATCCTTCCATCGAGCAAATCGTTCGCGACGATCTTCTCGCCGCGGTTGCTAATAAGATTGAGGACGTAGCGATTGAGGGCAATGCCAGCAACGAACCGACCGGAATCACAAAGACAACCGGAATCGGTAGCGTGGCGATTGGGACCAATGGCGGAGCGCCAACATGGGCCGCGGTTACGGATTTAGTCAAAGAGGTCGAGATCGATAACGCCGCAATCAATGGCGATACGCTCGCTTTCCTGACGAATCCAAAGGTTAAAAGCAAAATGGCGAACACGGTTCGAGTTTCTTCGACTGATTCCCATATGATTCTTAACGATCCATACAACAACTTGTATGGATACGATATTGGAATCACGACCAACGTCCCATCGGATCTGACCAAAGGATCAACATCAGGATCTTGTTCTGCTCTGATCTTTGGCGACTTCTCCCAGCTTATGCTCGGCGTTTTCGGAGGTGGACCGGATGTTCTGATTGATCCTTATACCAATTCTGCGAGCGGAAGCGTTCGAATCGTTGTACATCAAGAGGTTGATGTCGCGGTCCGTCACGCTCAGAGTTTCGCCGCTTGCTTGGATCTGACGACCTGATGAAAGTCGCGATCTTAAACGATTGCGCGGTAAAGGGCGAACACCTAACCGCTGGATCAACTCATGATCTGGCGGATGAGGACGCAAGCGCTTTATTCGCAATGAAAAAAGCGATCCCCGCTCAAACTAACCGATCCGTCGGATTAGAGAAAAGCGAGGGGCCGAAAACGAAGAAACGCAAAAAAGAGTAATGGCAGTCGAAGACGATGAAATGCGTTTGGAATTCTTGCAGGATTTCGGCATTTCAGATGCGACCTTTACGGATACAAGCGCCGGATCATCGTCGACGATTACCGCACTCTTGAAAAATGAATATTCACTCGAGGACGTAGGCGGCGAGGTCGGGGTTGAAACCTCGACTCCCGTCGCCATTGTTCGATCCAGCGATGTTAATAACGTCGCTCAAGGCGACACAATCGCGATATCGGGAACGACTTACACAATCGTTGAAGTTCAACCGGACGGCGAAGGAATGACGAATCTTAGGTTAAGAACTTAATGGCGAATCATTTACGACGACAAATCCGCGAACGAGTTGCAACGACGTTGACGGGATTATCAACGACCGGATCGAACGTGTTTCAGTCGCGCATCTATCCGATGGAATCCGCGGGACTTCCTGGGCTTTGCGTTTATACGCAAGAGGAATCAGTTGGCATTCAATCGATGGGCGGGACTCGAAACGTAAGTCGCGATCTGACTTTAATTATCGAAGGCTACGCCAGCGCATCATCGAACATCGATGACACGATGGACGCAATCGGGAAAGAGGTCGAGGTCGCAATGGCGGGTGATATAGATATAAACAATCTAGCGCAAGACTCTTATTTGTCAGGCGTTGAGATTACTTTGTCCGGTGACGGATCGACCGGAATCGGAAAAATCGCGCACTCTTACACGGTTGTGTATCAGAACGCGGAGAACGCGCCTGATGCGGCGCTCTAATTTGAAAGGAAGTCATGGCGGCATCATCTGGAAATGGCGGAGTTCTCCAAACTTCGCCTGACGATTCAACATACTCAGCGATTGCATCGCTTCAATCATGGACGTTAGAACAAGCGGCGGACACGATTGAGACAAGCGCGATGGGGACATCACTCGCTAAAACCTTTATCCCTGGACAAACATCGTTCTCGGGTAGTGCGGATGCACTATGGAACGATGACGATACGTCTATGGAATCAATACAAACCGCACTCGCGGCAGGGGACACGACTTTTTTCCTAAAGTTGTTCCCGGTTGGCACTTCGGCAGGCGATTTTTATTCCGGTGCGATTGTTATCACGGGTTTCTCGATTACGTCATCGTTGAATAGCCCAATAGGGTTTTCATTCTCGTTTCAAGGAACCGGAGTTCTGACCTTAAATAACGCGTAAGGATGGATGTATTAAAAGCCGCAAAGAATCATTTCAAAGCGAGTCTTTCAGGCGAATTGTATTCGCTTGAGGTTCCCCATTGGACTGACGAAAGCGGGAAACCAATAACCATTTATTTTCGATCTTCGATGCGTTTATCGCAGAAATCGATTGTCCTCAAACATTATATGAAAGAGGAATTCGACAAAGCGACCGCATCGCAGATCATATTCCGCGCCAGAGATAAAGACGGGAAGCCGATTTTCCAGATGAATCAACTTGATCAATTGGTTGATGAAATGGACGGCGAGGTCTTGGAATGGATATCGAAGCGGATGAATGAAATCTCGCCAAGCATAGACGAGATTGAAAAAAACTAAATAGCGATTCAGAACTTTTCGTTCTCTTCCAATTAGCGGAAGCGCTTAAAAAAACCGTCTCGGAAATCTTGGAGATTTCCGAAGACGAGTTTAAGGGCTGGATCGCATATTATAACTTGAAAACAAAACGTGAGCGTAGCGACAACAGTCGAAATCCGAGGAATCGATAAAACGAAAGCGGCATTCGCTTCCGTCAATAAATCGATGCGCACCATGCAACGATCCGTCGGATCGCTTCAAACCGCGGTCGTTGGCGTCATTGGATCGGCGGCGCTTGGCGGATTAGTCAAGACCCTTGCAGATGTTGCGGATCGACTTGG